TCATACATTCTTGTAAAAATCAAGCTTTCGCTTAAATGCTTTTCTAAATCGTTTTATAAGACCTCTATACTCAACTGTAAATGGTTCATAAGCTTCATCAAATGAATTGTCCAGAATAACCTTATCCTTCAGATAAGAATCATCATAAGAAGTCATTATATGCTTTTTACGGAAATAAATAGATTGTTTGACAAGTCTCGGGCTTAATTGTCCTATATCTTCACCAACTAACTTACCGACGTTTTCTATCTCATAGTATTCTGTTATCTTGTTAAATAGTAATTTTCTTTCTATCCACATGAAGGAATCTGTAACATCACGTAAATAAGGTATTATACGGTGTGGGGATTGAGTAACATAATAAAGATTAATACCAAGATGTCGAGAACCATTATATTTTTTAAGTTCATCTTTATCAACAGATTTCCAATCCATATTAAAGAAATCAAGCCAAGCTTCATCAAAAATAAGAACAGAACCGGGCTCGAAATGCCCTGAAAGAAATCTATCTTTATCCATAACAAAAGTACGAACTTGAACCTTTTTAAAAAACCTTTTCGGATCTAAACTACGTACATAAGTCTTAATAGGATAACTACTATAAACTTTATAACCTGCTTTTAAATATCTAATCGCCAAACTTGTAGCATATTGATTCTTCCCGGAGCCGGGAAGTCCACATATACATTTAATCATTTTTTACAATCTCCTTTCACAAAGAAACATCCTTCCGGCTAAAGCTCGGAAGGATGTTCAAACTTATTATCTTCCTAAGAAACCGCGAGCCATGTGAACAACTATTGCAACAAACGATATTCCAAAGGTTAATAATAGTATGGGTTGACTTACAAACATTCCTATAACATCAGCGAAATAACCTGTTACAGCTGTAAATATAGAACCCATATCAGCCAATAAAGATGTTAACGTCATTTCTTCCATTCTCCTTTTCTCCTTAGATTTTATTTATTATTCAACTTGGAAACCAAGTTCAATACAAACATAAACATTTCATATATAAATTTAACTGTAAAAAGAGCGAGAATTATTGCAGCAACATATTCTAACATTACAAACTCTTCAGGAACTTGTCCTACCAACATACGAACTAAATCTAATGCCATTGACTAAATTCTCCTTTCAATTTTATGAACTGCAAAATCACATATATAGAACATAATAGCAACATAACATCAATTGTATTCTGCATCCTATCAAGACGTCCCATGACAGATATAGCGCTCTGTGATGTAGTTTCTACCAAAATTTCCTCATTTAATTTCTTAAACTGTTGATTTAAGTTATATGAATTAATCTGTATTTCTTCAAGAATATGAGTATAATCAATCTCATTTATTATTATTTCTTCCATCTACTTAATACCTTCTTTCTTAATCCAAAATACCGCCTATTTACATCCTTAACTGCTATATTCCTTTCAATCCTAAAGAACCTATATACAAAACTGTAAACAACTTGTACTATTAAAAATGTAACAAACAAACCGAGCAAAGACACATTAGTGTCTAAAACCTTTATATAGCGCAGACTATTTATAAAATTAACTATTTGCTGTATGTAAAATATTATAACTTCAATCATTTTCATCACTGCCTTTGTTTTTTTCCAAATAATCTAATTTAATTTTGCATGTATGACACACATCTGTATCAAATTCATAACATGTACAACCTAAAAATTTACAATAAACATTATAATCACTTAATCTTTCCATAATATCACCGACCTAACGCAAACTTTATAACAGCCACAGCAAAGCCAAATATTATTAATGCATACAATTCGGGGACACCTCGGAACATTAAAGCAATAGGTTCAATTAACAGGTACAAAAAAGACTTAATATTTTCAACAACATTTGAAATATCCGGTATAGTAATATCTCCAATAGTAGTACCTTGTCCCATATTCCAATCAGGAAGATTACCGCCTATTTCCTCATTGAGACCAGACCTATCATCTAAACCATCACCATCTTCGTCAACAAAATCAACTAAATTGTGATATGTAAATACTTCTGAAGTTAATTTTTCTCCTGTTTTTTTATTAGTCATTGTAAAGTATATCTGCTGATTTTCCGCTAAAGGAACTGAATAATTAGCTTTCATGTAACCTTGTATATACTTATTTTGTCCAATCTTTGTATTCCAAAAATCGTTAGAAATTACATTTAAACCCTTAATCGTATCCGAATGTGGTTCTATTATCCAATCAGACATCACCATAAATTCATTCTCTTCAAGATGAAACTGATATCCAACAGTTATAGCCCATTGATTATAGCTACCACTTTGCACAAATCCATTGCGTGGTTGACTTATAAACAACCTATCATCATAAGGAAACTCCGGGTCAACTGCATCCGGAAATACAATAGTTTGTCCACCTAAATCCCGAATAGGTATAGTGTTTTCTAAAATTTGAAAAGTAGAATTATGCCGAATAACACCAGCTATATTAGTTTGACAAACAATTGGTTCTTTTAAATTTAAAGCTTGACGTATTTGAGCAGTACTGTATTGTCTATCAACATAACTTATACGTGTATAAACACGTGGAATCAGTACAGTCCTATCTATAGGATTACCGCCATTGTCATAAGTTGTAATATAACTATTAACTCTATCTGCACCCCATAAATTATAGTTATTAACAGTATCACCGCTGAAATAATCAACGACTTCTTCCATATACTTAAATTCGCTATCTTCTTTAATGTAAGCCCAAACGTCATGTTCGGTTCTGTCCGGTCCTTGCAAATACAAAATATGCATATAGTATGGGTTTTCAGGTTCAGGTCCGTCGTTATAAACAATTGCATGAACATTTTGCAAACTGAACAAACAAACTAACATCAATACTATAAAAATAGTTTTTTTCACAATATCACCCCACTTAAAAAGGCATAGAAACTATGCCTTATTTTTTAATTTCAGGATACAACGTTTGAACTTCCGAAAGATAAGCCAAATCCTTTAATTTTAGAAGTATTTTACCTTGTGCATCTGATTTCATTTCAAAATCTGCCTCATACAATCCGGGCACTTTAATTATCTGTTTTCCTTTTTCAAGAGAAATAGAACTTTTTGAAAATCTAATGCCACGCTCATCATTTCCTACAACAGGAGACAAGTTATCAGTCAGCAAATAATGAATGCTAATTCCTTCATTATAGCCTGTCTTTGAATCATTCTCCATACGGTAACCCTTTACAAACGTTACAATCACATTTTGTTTCATAATTAATTCTCCTTTTATTTTTATTTTAATTCTCTATAAAATAAGCAATTTTTAAGCTTATCGTAATCATTTTGCTTTATGTCACTATTACAGATTAGTTTTTTATACCCTTCTTGTATTTTGCATGCCATGAAGTGAGAGCAGGGGGGACACTTTGTATTAATTAAAATTTTTATATCGTTACCACTCAT